TCGATGTCGATGGAGCAGAACCGTGTGAAATCGTTGCGCAGGATGTCCATGATCTCGGGCGTGACGTTCTCGCCGGTCATCAGGGTGAGGGTGTCGGCATCGAAGTTGCGGGCGATGATGTCGGCTTTCAGCCGCATCAAATCGCGGGTGAAGTTGGCGACGTTGGTCTGCACGCCGCGCATGCGGCCGCTTCCGACGGTGCCCTTCATGCGCTGCGCGGTGGCGGTCTCGTACGGGTTGGTCGCGCCGCGAATGATGTCGGCAATCCCGATGATCTCATAGATCGCGTTCTTCTGCTGATCTCTGGACATGTAGAGTTCTTTGAGCGCGTTCACCCATTCGAGAATAGGCACGAGCCATATGTGATTTTGCAGACCCCCTGACATAAGGTCCACACCATCGACGGGCAGGAGTTTGCCGTCGTCTGCCGTAAGTAGATTGGCGATGTCCTTGTTGGCCGCGTTGTAACCGCCGCGAACCTTGATCTTGGCAGTGAGATCAGAAATTCGTCGAGAAGTGTCGTCGAGGTCGGCGGCGAGGTGCGCGTAGAGGTCATAGAACGCCTTCGGGATCATGCTGTCTGTCGTCACAACGGCGCAAATCGGCTTGGGTATCGGATAAAATCCTTGCAACCCAAGAACGTCGGGATCGACACGCAGCGCGCAGCCACCGCCTTCTCGAATGATCCAGAGAACTTCGCGCGTCGAGCGGTTCCAGATTTCCCAGACCATGGCTTTGCGAACGACACTGTCCAACTTGCCAGCGGTCTTCGGCGAAGGCCCGCCTGCAACGGGCGATTTGGCGGCGCTTTCCTCGGTCCATTTCAGTAGCTCCGAAATTTTCCCGGCGTCGGTGTACTGCTTGAGTTTTTCGCTATCTCCGAATTCGGAGAGAAGCGCCTTTTCAGAAAAGAGGTGCCGGAACGCAATCCATTCGACGTCGCCGTGCTGGCGCACGGCATCAAGAAGGATGTCCTCCCAGAAGACATACTCGTCGTCTACGGTCTCCCAGATTTTCGTGTCCTTCATCTGGGGCTCGCCGGTCATCGGGTTTTGCAGCGGGCCGCCCATCACTGGGTCCTCGACGGGCACTTGCTTCAAAACAGGTTTCCAGCGGACACGACAAATCCCGCGTCCCGGCAACAGCATGTCTCTGACGGCAGCTTCGACGGCCGCGTGGCTCGCTTCGTCTCCAGCGACGATTTCGAGGGCCTTTTCCATGACGGCAGCCGCCGTCTCGATGTCCTGCTGGCTGGGCATGCCGGGCGGCATCGGCGCGGGCTGAGGAACGGTCTGGGGCCCGACGGGTTGGCCCGGCGGCGGAGGCATGCCCCCCAACATATCGCCGCCACCGCCCGGCATCGGTGGTCCGCCGCCCATCATGCCGGGCGGACCCATGCCGCCAGAAGGCTGAGGCGGCATGGGCGGCCCTGCCATCCCGGGAGGCGGGGTAGCCGCACCGGGTGGAGGCTGCATCATTTGCGGGGGCATAGGCCCCGCAGGTGGAGCCATTGGCGCTCCGGGCCCTCCGGGACCCACGGGCGGCATAGGTTCACCTACAGGGCCCATCCCCGGAGGAGGCGGTGGCCCCATCCCCGGAGGCGGCATCATCGGAGGTGGCGGCAGCGGCGGCATCGCCGATTTCTTCACGAAACGCGATCTTACTACCGGATCCGGCGGTTTCGAATACGCCGCCGGGAGCATCACTTCGGTATTGGCGTACAAGATATTGAAAACGCTGGACTGACCCGTCCGGGTGAGGGATTGGGTCTTGCCGACTTTCGGGCGGGTGATGGGGAGGTCGCCCCGGTAAATCTGGACGATTTCGCGGCCGCGTGTTCGCCAGTCTTTTTCGGCACGCTCGGCATCAGCTAGGGCCCGTTCCCAGAAAGAGGTGTCCACGTCGGCAGGATTGGAGGCCGCGATGTCGGGGGCGTCAGGCTTGTCGCCCTCGGGAGACATGGGGGCTACGCGGGGGAGATCGTCGCCCTTGGAGTAGGAGGTCTCCGCCATCAGTCCTTATCCTTGGCTTTCGGCTTCTTTTTCGGGGATTTCGGTATGACGTACTGGCCCTTGCCATGAAACGGGGCTGGGTCTCTTTCGGGCGGCAGCTGTGCTTGCGGAACCGGCGGCATTTGTGGCGGCGGGACAATGTTGGGAGCCCCGGGGCCCGGTTGGGCTTGCGGGAAGTTCATGCCCCTCGGGTCCATCGACCGCTGCGGCATCACGGCGAAGTCTCCCGGCTTGTTTCCAGCATCCGGCGGCAGGTCCCACGCCTGCGGGCGCATGGGGGCGGGGAACTGATCGCGGCCCTGCTGCTGCCAGACGGCTTCCTGCGGCACCGCCTGTCCGCCGGGTTGTTGGGCGAGAAGTTGCGCGAATGCATCCCGCAGCCACGCGCCGTTGTCGGAGCCTTGCGGTAGCTGGTCCTCGTAGCCTGCCGACATGTGGTGTTTCCCCCGTCTTTCGAGCCCTACACCTAGTCGCGAAGTTCGTCCAGCTTAAACGCGTTGCGGATCATGAGAGGGTTGAGGTCTTCGTCGGCCTCGATGCGCGCGCCGAAGGGCCTGCTCATGCAGGCGTAGCGGATGTCGTCAACGGCATGGTCCTCGCCCTCGGTGTCGAGGTCTTCGGGGCGGTTGTCGTCGTGCTGCTGCATCGGGAGGGTACGGATCGCGTCGCGACAGTGATCGACGAAGAAGATGAGCGGGTCGCCGTCTTCGTCTCCCTTGAGACGCCATCGGACTTGATCCCAACCACCCATCCGCTTCGGCGTAGAGACACGCGAGTTATCGGCACGCCGGAAATACACGCCATGACGTGCAAACGTTTCACCAACTGACGGACCTGACACGACCGCGAACGCAGCAGGGTCCAGTATTCCGTAGGCGATGGGCTCTCTGAAGCCCCGTCCATCTGTTTCACGACGCACGACCTCCTTGGCTACGGCGTCAGCGGGGAGCTTCAGCCCTTTGTTGGGGCCCGAGGCCCCATACCACTCGCGATATCTGATGATCGCGTTTTTTGGGATGCGTCTGTTATCGTGGATGAAATCGTCCTGCGCCACCACCCACCAGCCGAGGGAGAAAGGCGAGGCGGAGCCCCAATCCATCGATCTGAAGCGGGTCCAGTGAAGAGGAATTCGCGGCGGCGTGATGACGTGCCTGTCGGGATTGAACTCCGGAAAGAACGCGCCCTCGATGATGCTCCAGTCGCCGTCGAGCCAAGCCCTGACGAGCGGCTGTTGATGTAGGAGGGGTCGTTATTCAGCAGCGCCGGGTTGTCGGTAATCTTGGCGGGAATAAATATCCTGATCAGCCCCGTCTCGGCGTCTTTCACGGGGCGGTACGGGCCGTTGTCGATCACCCAGCTTTTCACCCAGTGATGTCCCGGGCCCCCGGGATTGCAGGTTGCCCGGAACTGGCAGCGCACTCCGGCAGAGCCCCGGAGCGTCGCGAACAACCTGAAGATACCAGCAGAACTCGGGTACTGCGTCAGTTCCTCCACATACACCCGGGTGAGAGACCAGCCCTGATAGTTCATGGCATCGGCATCGTTCTCCAGATACGCCATGTGAAAGACGGCACCATTCCGGAAGCGAAACTGCTTTTCCTTGTCTTTCCATTCGGCGGCATCCCCGTACATCTGACGGGCAACGTCGATGGTGTCTTTAAGGTCCTCGCGTGACCTGCGGAGCATCAGGCCCTTGGCGTTGGGGCCCCAGTCCTCGGCGTGGCACCAGAATTCACCGAGGCTCGCAAAGGACTTGCCGCCTCCCCGGGCCCCGCCGTAAACGACAATGTCGGCAGGGCACGTCAGAAAATGATGCTGGGGCCCGGGTTGAGGCTTGAAGCCCGTGACGATCTTCACCCGAATAAATCCTTCGCGCTAGGTATCCGAGGGCTCAATACCCGTTTTTTAACCGGTACCTTACCGCGCTGGAAGGGGGCCCCTTTTTTGGGGGCCCGGGGTCCTAATAGCGTGGTGCGTGCGCCAGCCACAGGGGTCCCAGTTACCGGCCCAGTTGGGGCCCCGTTTTCGGGTCGCCCGGGTACGCCTCCATCGCATGCGATCCAATCGGATGTGATCAAACCTAAGTCATTGATTTCATTAGA